TCTGTATCTTGTCAATGGACTGAACTGTGTAATCCTCAAAATAGCTGGATATCATGAGGTACGCTTCCAACCGCTCATCGTATACCTGGTCATTCATTTCACCTGGAGATACCGGATAAAGGTCATCAGAAGGATAAAGGTCTGCCGCCGGAAATAATCCATAATTAGGCTCCAGAGCTATGTGCTGCAACACTCCCTCACGATCAAAATGCCCGAACACACCATTGACCTGCTCACAGCCAATCAGAACATCTTTTCCTGTCAATTCTCCTGCATCAATGGTCTTTTCCACCAGCATATCATCATTTGGCAGATAGTCTGGCACTTCCTCAGTGACGCCCAGGTATTTACACAGGCTCGCCCGGAAATCCCGAAGTGATAATGGAAATGCCAGCGAGTTATACCACTCCACTACATCGGCATCGAACTTAGACATATAATCCAACGCCGTAACATCCCAGAAATCTGTGTTTGCCTGTTTCTTTGCAGACTGCACAACATACTTTCCGAATGGCATGACATAGCCAGCTGGAAACACGTCATCCCCAGGATACAGATCTGTAGCAGGGAAAGCGCCATCCAATGTCTGGTACAGAGTCATCTCACTTCCCTTTATCCCAGCTCCATTCAGTCCGATGATCGTAAGTTTAATCTGAGATGCCTCGCAGCTTCCCCACTCTATATTTTCATCACTGCAAAGAGATTCTTCCAGGGACATGTCGATGAAACGACTGCCATCATGCACAGTTAAAAACGGTTTCGACTGACCGGGTCTGCAGAACTCTGCAATCATGTTCTTGTCTATGCTGTCGGTGCGGTACAGCTCTTTTAATGCCTCGTTTACTTGCAAGTTGCCACCTCCCTAATGCTCAACCAGCGCTACCCGGAACGGTTTATAGCAAATGCTACCACCACACGGGTATGGCTGATAGGTAATATCTGGAGTGTAAAACTGTCCAGTAGTATAAGCATTGTCTTCATCATTCCAGTATTCGACCGTTATTTTCGGAGTGGTCTTTCTGTTCGGAAAGAAAGACTGGAAAACAATCTTCTCTTCCAGTGACATATGCGGTGTTTTAAACTCTATTTTTGACCGCGTATGCGGCAGGATCTCGCGGTGCAATTCACCTGTAAGATCCTGGTAAGAGTCCTTATCCTGTACCTGGTTCGGAGTACTTGAATAGTCCTGAATATACCGACCAGGCAGCTCTACGCCGTTTATTTTCAGCTGGTATCCTTTAAATTCTGCCATAATCCGTTATCCCTCCTACTCAAATGCCGGTTTCCCAGTACGCCGCTTGTATTCTGCTGTCTTTGCCTTCATGGACTTAAACAGCTTGTCTGAATCAATGGTTGCCGTTAGATCTGCCTCTTCGAGCGCGCGCTTGAATGCATAATAAATATCTTCTTCTGACAGACCGCCATTACCGCCCATCATCCGAGCTCCAAGCTCTACAGCCTTATTGAGCAGTTCCATCATCTTATCCTCTGGAGCCACGATCTCACCATAATTCCGGTTATCACCGATCATTGCCAGACGCGGCGTGTTGGCTTTTACGAAACCGCCCTGAGCCAGGCGCGGAAGAGAAACATCTGGAATACTCGGAATATCAATCCCAAAAGAATTTCCACCTATCCCTGGTACCCAGTCTGGAATATCAAAATTAATACTGCTCAGGGCACTCGTTAAGCGGTTTATGCCCCTCACTACTCCATTCGCCATTGATTCAATGCCGCCAAGAATTTTATTGATTACACCCTTGATTCCACCCCAAATGCCTTCAAATACTTTTACAGTTGTCTCTTTCAGGCCATTCCAGATAGACTCCCATTTTTCCTTAACCGCATTCAGTGCCGTTTCCACACCTGTCCGAATAGCCTGCATGACACTGCTGATTTTCTCCTGCACTGCTTCGATGAGCTGGCTTACTGTATCTTTGATTGCGCCCCAGATAGTTGCTGCAAAAGCTTTAATCTCATCCCAATTCTTGTACAGAAGTACTCCGGCAGCAATCAAAGCAGTAATAGCGGCAACAACCAAACCAATCGGACTGGTAAGGAATGCAATTGCCGCTCCCAATGCCCCCGTTACTGTGGTTGCGATTGCACATACCGCATTCCAAGCCACTGTTGCGGCAGTCATGGCCACCTGCGCGGCCGTGTCCGCAATCTTTGCGGCTGTATTAATAGCAAACTGTGCGGCCTGCTTCACAAGCTCTGCCGTTCCGGTTGCCAGGTTTACCACAAAATCCTTTGCATACAACGCAACAATAGCGGCTGTTTCAACTTTATCCGCAAGCAGCGCGGCTGTGTGAGAGATAACCGCTGCTGTATTGGCTGCGAATCCTGTTACCAGACTGGAAAGCATCGTAACAACGCCGCCAGCGTTGATAATAAACTCGCCGAGTTTTACAACTTCCCACGCCGCAAAAAATGCTGCAACCGATCCGACCGCTATATCGAAGTTTTCCTGCGACTTCGTAAGCCAATCAACAATAGCTGATAAGGCTTCCGTAAAAGCATCAAATACCGGCTTTGCGACTGTATCGTAAACAGTGTTAAGTCCATCCCACAGGCCTTCTACAAGCTGCTTGATTCTGTCAAATATTGGCGCAAGTTCATCCAGTAATCCCTGGATACGCTGTTTGATCTGATCAGCATTGTCTGTTATTGGCTTTGTTAAAAGCTGGATAACATCTCTTGCAAATTTACCCCCAAGCTCTGTAACACCCTGAAAAGAACTGCTGAAAATTCCAATAATATCAGCGGTAATCTGTTTTGCAGAATCACTCCGGAACACAGAAAAAATATCCGCAAATGCCGCCGTGAAATTACCGACCAGAGAAGCTATCTCGCCGCCGATATCGAACATTGTGATCAGATATTCTTTAATCCGTCCAGAATCCTGCTGCAAATACAAAGATATGCCACCAAGCAAATTATCCGCAATCGTAGCACCCACGCTGGCAACCGATCCGGCCACCTGTCCTAAAGAGTATGCAAATGTATTCGCAAACTTTGTTGCCGCAGCCTGAACATCCGAATCAGAAAAGATATCATTTAGACTGCTTTTGATAGACTGGATACTTCCCTGGATGGAATCAAATACTGACGTGTCACCAAAAGCATCCCAAAAGCCCTGTGAAAATGAATTCTTCAACTGATTCATCAGGTCAACGATGCTTTTCAGCTTATCACTGACTGCATCGCCATCTTCCGGAAGCGTTCCCATATCAAACTGATCAGATTCATACCCGCCACCGCTCGAACCACCTGATCCGGATCCACCTCCGGAAGAATCATTGGAACTCACCACATTCAGCTCATCAAACTTTGCAAGTCCGAAAGCCTGCTTCGCTTTCTTTGCGGCCCCTGCGGCTTTATTCATTCCAGATGCCGCATTCCCTGCTGAATCTGCTACGGCCCCCATATCGGTTGCCACCGATGCAGCACTGCCAGAACCTTTATTTCCGGTGATAAACTCCGTAAAGGCTTTGAAAGCATTTGCCAGGCTCATCAGTTTTCCGATAATGGTGTTGATCACCTTGATTACCGGAGACAATACGTTGATCAGTCCCTGGCCGATGGTAGCTTTCAGGCTGTCAAACTGCAACTGAAGAATACGAACCTGATTGGCCCATCCATCCGATGTCCGCGAGAAATCCCCAGCGGCCTGAGTCAGTTGGCTCTGTACAAACTGGTACCGCAGAGCAACCTTTTCCATCTCAGACATGTTTGCAGTTGTCTTGCCGAAGCCATTGGCCAAAGCGTAACTATCGAGGGCCGTCTGCGTCATGACGATGCCAAGGTCTTTCAGACTCTCTGTCTCACCCGTGAATACCGATTTCAGCTTTGTGTACGCTTCATCCTGGCTGATATTGTAGAATGATGCCACGTCACCGGCCAGGCCTGTCAGAGTTGTTGACATGTCATAGGCCTTGGCTTCTGAGAATCCGAAGGCCTTGGCCATTGCTCCGAAGGTACCGCTGAAGCGCTTACTCATCGTCTCTGACAGGCCAAACTGCATTGCTGCGTTCTTCGCAAACTTGTCGACCTGTTTGCTCATCCGTGGGAAGGTAACATCCACCACGTTCTGAACCTCTGACAGATCAGAACCAAGCTCAACGCATGACTTTCCAAAATCAACCAGTTTTTTTACAGCAAACGCAGCTGCCAGAGCTTTACCAGTTTTCTTAGCAAGGCTCTGGATGCCAGACATCTGCTTTTCGAAATCATTTTTATTTACGACCAGGTCGAGCCCGATCTGGCCAACACTGTCCGTTGCCATATATGTCACCTGCCCTTTTGTAAGACAGGCACATCGGCACAGCGTCTTAAATCTTTAACTCAAAAACTCGTTTACAGTCTTTATTTTTGCATTTAAAAAAGATGCCGTTACATCTGGCATCTTCCGATTGATTTGCATTAACCGGATGTCCACAGTATGGGCACCGGACCTTTTTCTGCTTTATCTTCTCAATTTCCACCACCTCCGGCCATTGCCGCCATCATCCGCTCCAGAGCTGCCATCTGCTTTTCATAATCCTCTTGGGACATCCTGCTTGCGCCGCGCTCTCTCCAATCATCATAGATGCGCTTCTGATCCGGACTAAAATGTTCGATGATATCTTTGTCAGTTTCTGATCGTATCGCAACAATCCGCCCGAGAGCTGTCTCCGGAGCAAGTCCGGCAATGAGGGCCTTGAACTCGTCCCAGGATACTGTTTCGAACTCTCTTGTGCGGATTCTAAGCCCGTACTGTGATAGAAAACTGGATACGATCAAATCCCAGTCCTCAAACAGGTCATAGTACGGGTCGTCACTCTCCCTGGCCGTTAACCTCTCCGGTAATCAAAGATACCGCGGCCTGCACCAGGGTTACAAAATCTGCAAAACTCGGCTTCAAGTCTTCGATTTTTTTACGCTCCTCTTCGCCGAACATCAGATTGTACATTTCGACAATCTCTTTCGGTCCAGGGTTATCATTACCCATAACACTCATGACTTTCAGCATGGTCGGAGCATCCGCGTTTACTTCTACTTCAATCCCACGGATTCGCAATTTCGGATTCCCATCAAAACTCAGTTTATCGGTAATATCAACTACTTTTCCCATCGTATTATCCTCCTTTTACTTTAGGCAGCTTCTGCCGGAGTGTAGGTCGGCTTGCCGTAACTGGTCACCTCAAACTCCAGTGTATCGATATTGGTGGTATCTCCGCCACCAGGAGTGGTTACGTTCACGACAACGTCGCATGCGAGCTTTGCGCCAGAGACCATCTCCCACTCAAACTTGGTCATGACATCCTGACCAAACTTCCATGCCAGACCGGCAATGTAATCATTACCGGTATCGCCAACCGAACGCTTCCCCTTGAAGGAAAAACTCAGTTTCTTTCCGGTCATTGCCGATTTAGCCCAGCCCTCTGCATCCATTGCATACCACTCTTCCGTAGTTCCATCAATGGTCGGGGAAAAATTCTCCAGATCTACCGGCATTACCATATCTGCCGCTTCACTGGCTAAGCCCTTTGTTCCGAACTTAAATTTGTTGTTGTGCACCGGGTACACCTTTCCTGTCGCATTGGACATATTCTCATCCTCACTTTCTCTGATAAATCAAATCCAGCCAAATCACATACTCATATACCCCATTATCATCTGTTCCAACGTCCTGCGGTTCCGGGACCATCAGGCGCAGATAATTTACGTGGGTATCTCCTATGTCCAGGCTGGATATACTTCTAAGTTTCTCAAATAATTCATACGCCGCCGCTTCACTCTCTGACTTGCTGCGAGTCCAGTGCGCCAGCAGAGAAACCGGCTTTGTGTCATAGGTAGTACATTCCAAGCCACCTAAAGCAATATTTGGCGGACCGGAACTGCTGCGACCATACACACCAATGGACTTCTGCTGCTTGTTATCAAGCTTACCGATATAGACATGCTGGTCCTCCGCAATTCCAAGAGATGCGATCCACGCGCGGACATCGGTTGATTTCAACATCACACACCACCCGCCTTTTTATAAAACTGTTCGAATGCCTTTGCCGCATCGCCGGCATTCTTTCCACCAGGTAACCAATCCTCATACCACATGCCCTTTGCATTCGGATTTTCCTTGGTCTGAAAATGATACTCCGGATGGTAATACAAGCGGCGGGCGTAAGGTGTGCTGGAAACAAGCGTTACCATTCCGTCATTTGCCCTGCTGTAATCCACAAACGTGCTCTCATTTTGCAGATTACCAGTATCAAACGGGAATACCTGTGCCTGCACAACCTCCGTATGCAAAGCCTCTCCGGTCTGCTCCAGTGCCGTCACAGCCGCCTGCGTCAGCTGCCTGATCCGCGGCATATTCATTTTCACGGTTGAGTTCACCTGCATCAGACCACCTCCAGGCTGCAGAAGTTTACTGTCCCGTCTGGATTCCGGTTCTTACATCCCTGCTCAATCCGACGCTCCTCTCCAAATACCGTCAGCGCGCCACCACTTAAGGATGGCATATCCGGCGCAATGTCTCCTGGAAAGAGCGCCGTGCCGGTGATCTGAACCAGTTTCTTCTCTGCCGTTAGGATCGTTTTAGCCTTATCCTGGAAGTTGCACAGCAGATCTGCATCATACACATGTAGCGGCTCTCCCAGGTTGCTCAGCCCCTCAGATTCCAGATGTACATGCACTGGCGTCTTACAGAGCCTTTTCGGCACCAAACATGGATATTTCATAACCTCACCTCGCTAAACGGCAGCACAGCCCGGTCTGGCACAGCAGCGCGTACACATCACGTTTCATTGCCACACCTTTATCTGTAAAAACATTCCAAGAACTGCCAAACTGTGCCGACACGCCGTTGATGCTGTAACTCTGCAGGATCGTATTAATCTCATCTTCATTCTCGGTTTCAAAATCTGCCTGCTGGCAGACCACTTCCCGGATCACGTCCTGCTGAAACTCGGTCAACGTAGAAAATCCCTGGCCTACAATACGGTTGTAGGTCAGGGAATCAATGTGGCGGCTTGCCTGCCGGAGTGCCTTTTTAAGATCATCTTCCGGCACGATGCTGCCGCCGTATTCTTTCTGATAATACTCTGCGGTCACATACGGCTCATAAGCCATAGGATCACCTCCGATCAGGCACCGGTATACTCCGTTGTATCCACATCAACATATACACTGTCAACCTTGCCGTCCTTGCCATTCGGGAAGACGAATACATCGGACAGGGAGCGGTTCTGATACAGGTAACCATCACCCTCAGTGTGCGCACCCGGATCAAAGTAGTAAATGCTGGAGATCTTCGGCACAATCTTACAGGTCTGGCCGCAGGCAACGAGTACATTGATCTTGTGTGCGCCAGTTACTGCAGATACGCCATGCTCATTATCCTCAGTAACTTTCTTAAGTGGAGCAAAGCCGCCATCCTCCGGCTCCCACTCAAATGCATCGTAGAAGCGCTCGTCATCGATGACTTCCATAATGGTCACACCGTCGATATCAGTCACGCGGGTTTCGATTCCCATACCGCCCTCCGCGATCTGGGTCATCTCGATCTTACGGGTAAACTCAGTGGACTGCTCCAGGGCATCCATGATGGCGCTGGACACGTACATGATCAGAGTGCCATTTGCCTTGTATCTTCTCAGCTTGCCCTTTGCCAGGATGTCCTTCAGCATACTGAACACCTTGGCTTTGGTATAGGATGCTGCTGCAGTAGAGCCGTGATAGCCCTCCTCCTTCTGAGCCGCCTGGGCAACCTTGGAGAAGAACAGCGCATCCGTCTCCGGCACCACCTGGGTCTGCTCGAAGTTGCGGGAAATGTTCTGGATGGAAGCGGTTGCGTTGGTCTCATCCACATCGGCCTTATCCACCAGGAAAGAAATATCGCGGTCGTGGGTCAGGGTAAACGGTACATCCGTCTGCGCAAAGCTGCCCTTATTCCAGCCACCATTTCTGTTATGATTCTTATATCCAGAGGTGGAAAGTCTGGTAAAATGGAAAGTCTTAGCATTCAGCCATTTTACGTTAGTAGTTACGAACGGGGAAGTTAAAGTCCCCTGCATGAGAATCTCTAACAGTTCCGGTTCCCATACCTGTGCGTAGTTTAAATTCGGCATATCATCACCTTATCCTTTCTTAGCTTAGTTGTTGAAGCGGTTCCAGCGCTTGGTTGGAACTGCCTGCTGTGTCTGTGTTGCCTGCTGGGCCTGTCCGGCTCCGACATTGCTGCTTGCGGCACCCACCTGGACAAATCCGGTAGTACCTGCTGCCTGCGGCTTCAGCCCCGGTACATCCTCCAGCACCTTGTTAAGCGCCGCCTTCAGGGTTTCGGCATTGATTTTGCCATCCTGTCCCACAACCTGGCTGAGATCCACCATCTTAAGGACGTAGGGAATGGTCTTTGCATCAATACCAAGTTCCACCGCCGCCATAATTGCTGCACTGTTGATCTGGGCCTGCTGTGCAGCTGCCTGTGCCTGGGTAACCTGTGCCTGCATGACTCCGACATCCGGAGTACGTTCAGCTTTCTGCTGCTTAAAGGCTGCAATGGCCTGTTCGACCTCTTCCTGGCTGAGTCCCTGCTGTCTGAAATAAGCTTTCAGCGCAGTATCCTCTTTAGCTGCCAGAGTTCCGTCAAGCATCTGCTGGATTTTTCCATAATCAATAGCTGGCGGCGCTGTCTGCTGTGCACCCTGATTCTGTGGATTGGTTGTCTGCTGGGCCTGTCCAGTGGTTCCAGCTCCCTGAGCAGTCTGCTGTGCCTGCCCCTGATTCTGATTTGGTTCTGCCATAATATTGGTCTCCTTTCCATTTTGGGAGTGTCACTCCTGTTGCTGATCCATTGTCATCGGTGTCACCGGCCGCGCAGAGTTTAATGCCATGCTCGCGTTTGGGCATGAAAATAACACGCATTTCTGCGTGCTTACTGCTCAATCTTATTACATTTTGTACACCGCCGCGCATACCCGCCATGCAGACCGGATGCCCGGCTCCAATGTTTCCGGTAACTGTGCCGGCAATAATGCTGCCGGAACCAGGTTAATACATTCATGAGCTCACCTCCTGCTGTTGCGACGTCGCAACGTTAAAAATGGGTACAAAAATACCACCGGCCTACTGACTGGTGGTATCATGCTCCTGTATAATTT